ATCCGGCGCGCAAAGGGCGCCTTGTCGATCTCCTCCTTGTACCACTCCGTGTATGGTTTGTTGCTTGTAAACACAATCGTTTTCGCAACGAATTGGCACATCCCACCCTTGGTTTCTACCAGCATCGGGTACCTGTCGGTAAGGCGTAAAAGGAAATCCCACGGGAGCCATCCGTAAAAATCGTCAATGATGACGACGTCATTTCCGCCGTAACCGTCCCACCAATTGTTCCGGCCTTTCCAGTAGGCGTTCGGGAACCGGTCCCTGGCCAATCTGGACTTTCCAACACCGGTGGCACCGCAAATTACATATACCTCAGTTTTGAAGTTGCGCTCCTCTGTCTTCAAACGTTTGTAACGTTCGACAGCTTTGTAGTGTCGCGCCCATGCCGGAAAGTATTCCTCAGCGATCTCGAGCTCCGTCTTTCCATCATCCACCGCCTCCTTTAGTGCGAGGAGGTCCGTTCTCTGACCCGGAGTTACCGTTGCCAGCTCGCCGAGGATGGTCGGGACGGTGCCCGGTTTGCGGGTGTCCTCTTTCTGGGCATACTCGCTTGCTTGCACACCTGTTCCCTTCCGCGTCTCGAGATGAACTGCTGGATCCGCTAGAATTCGCTTCACTCCTTGAAGACGCTGCCGCTCTTTTAGCTCCAGATATCCCTGGTAGTGTTCGTTCGACGTCGTCGGACAGATTTCACGCTGGTAGCACAGATACGTCGCTTCCGGAGGAAGAGTAGTCGGAAGACCACCCTCTTCAACGTACGACGTGAAACACCAGTATTTTGCGCGAGCCATGATACCTGGACAGGGCTGGGATCGTCCAGGTGTTGTAGATCCAATTAGACGCCTCGGATATGGTATAGCGTGGTACCAGGTCCGTAAGGCTCTTGGTCCGCTTGGTCTTACGGCCGGCGCTGTCTATCTTAATAACAAATCTCGTGACACAATGTCAAAGCGAGTACGAGGATCAAATAGTGCTGTTCGTTGGTCTTCGGCGTCGTTTGTGAATAATCCGTATAAGCGTTTGAAAAGCGCGCCGTCTGCGAGTCAGAAAAGTATGGGACTTTTAACATATCGTAGACAAATTCAAAGTAAAAGGGGACGGTCCAAACGAACTGTTCGTCGCTTAGCACGAGCTCAAAGTTCTCGCCTTTATTCTGGCTCGTCGAGTAGCATACTTGCGTCAACGTCGTTGTTGTCTGTTACGTCGGCTACAACGTTTACTAATGGAAGTTCTGCATATCTTATGCTTGGGCCTTCGTTGGCTCCTTTCATTCAGCAGTTTTATGAAAACCAGACAATCAATTCTAGCGCATCAACAGCGCATACTCTACGAATTGGAAAGTTTTTTAACCAGTTTCAAATTACTCCAGATTGGCCTGCTCACACTAATACTGCTGTGGCTGGTACATTCGAGTTTCATCACTTCGTACTTAAGGAGGACACTCCGATAACGGATGTTTATGATTTGACGAATGCGACTGGAAGCGGAACTGGTCAACATTCTTATGCGTTGAATTGTCGTGCCGGTGTAACGCCTAAGGCGGCGTTTTTGTTTTTGCGAGATGGGTTTAATTCTCGTACTGGTCCTGGTACTAGTTTTAGTGCGGAGCAAACTGTGAACCAGTGTGTTTCGTGGTATGATTCACCGGATTGGAATGCTCGTTTTGAATTCAAAAAGAGCAAAACCGTTTATATTCCGTATGGGCAAAGTTCGACGTATTCATGGATGGATCCTGGTATGACGATTTCTTTTAGGAATTTGGATATTCCTGAAACGTATGTCGCCCCAACCGGAACTGAAACTGATGCGTTGAACACACCGTATTTGCCAAAGGGTTGGCCTTTTGTTTTGATTCGTTATTGGAAGCATAGCGCTGAGACGGATCAGACAAGTGGAAATTTTACAGCCAAGGAGGCGTTTACGATTACGCGTAGAGCGTATTATTACATTCCGAACCATAGGGGACGGGATTTGGTTTCGAGAACCAGTGCGGTCATTGTAGAAGAATAAAAAATTTATTTTTTACATATATCTTGAAATACTGTATCGTGGTATCCCACGACGTCTTGAGTATCTCTGTACAAGCCTAATATTTCTAACACGTCGTCTTGCACGATATCCTCTGAAACGACGTTGTATCGTCCGGGCGGCGGCGGAACGCCGCCGCGCCATATTTAATTGAGCTCCGCGATAATTATTGCGTGCATAATCCTTTAGTGTCATCCTGCGTTTCATTGTAGTAAGAAAGAGCCCCCTGGGGGGTTGGGGGGGAAAGTGAAATAAATTCTGACGCGGGTTCAGGCACTAGTATTACCCTGAACCTGCGTCCACCGTCCTCGGTCCACGCGCGTGGCACACGCGCGTAAGAACAAATATGGACTTTATTATAAGTCTACGTCAGACCACTCCTCCTGTTCCGTAGAAGGTGTCAACATTTCCGGAGAGGCTGTTCCCCCAGATGCTATCCAGGAATAACGGGTTATCCGGCGCGCAAAGGGCGCCTTGTCGATCTCCTCCTTGTACCACTCCGTGTATGGTTTGTTGCTTGTAAACACAATCGTTTTCGCAACGAATTGGCACATCCCACCCTTGGTTTCTACCA